GGTCTACAACTACCAGCAGCTTGAGAAGCAATTCCTGAAGAACGATGAAGCGGTCAGGAAGTTGATTCCCGAGTGGCCGGACATCTCGCCACAGCGAACGATACTGATTGGCCTGGACTCAGGTGCTGACCATCCGTTTGGAGCCGTGTTGGGCGTCGTGACCGAGTTCGGGATCGTGATCGTCAATGACTATCTGAAGCGGCTGCAGGCCATTTCGATGCAGTTGCCGGCGATCCAGGCCGCGTTTGGCGTGCGGCCGTCCGAGCGCATCAAGTGGTTTGCCAACAAGAACGAAGCGAACCTGCGACTGGAGTTTGGGCTCAAAGGCGTGGGCGTCGTGCCCGTCGAGAACAAGCACGAGATCGGGATTCAACGCGTCTCGTCGTGGCTGCACTCGGGACAGTTCTTCATCGCGTATACGGCCAAGGCCACGTTTGACCAGATGGTCGCCTATCGCTACGCCCAGAACATCGCTACCGATGGACAGAAGAAGCTCAAGGAAAACGTCTTCAAGCTGAAGGACGAACTGCCCGACGCGGTGCGGTATTTGTTCATGGGCTGGCCCGAGCTACCGCAAGTTGATGGTCCTGTGCTGTCGCCCGAAGAACAGGCGCGGTGGGACGCGATGGACGAACGCACGCGTCTCGATATCGAGCGCCAGCGGCAGTTCAACAAGAAGGACGAAGACAAGGACATGCAGCCTGCCGAGGCTGGCTATCCAACTGGCGATTTCTTTGGCGGCGGAAACTACGTGGAAGACTGGAACGCATAACGAGGGAGAACGGCTATGTGGATTGATCGTAAAACGTATGACGACATGCGGCTCGATAACGCCAAGGCACAGACCGAGGCTCGCGTGTTGAGCGAACAGAATCGCGCACTCCAAGTCACGATTGACTGGTTCCGCGTGCGCATCTCGCAGCTAGAGATGGAACGCGCCCAGATGCTCTACAACTATACCGGCGTGAAGATTACCACCCCGACGATTGAACGCGCGCCCGAGAGCGATGTCGCGAAAGCACTCCAGGCTGTGCAGGGATTTCAAGATATCGGCGATCAAGAAGCAGCACGACTCGGCATCGGTTGGAACGACGACGGAACTCTTAGGGTAGCAACGGAGCGCTAATGGCACTCAACATGAACTCGCTGTTCGGTATGCAGGACGGTGCGGCCACCAAAACCCCCAAGGCGAACCCGCCTGGAGGTGTGAAGGATGACGCACTAATGCTTGGCACGTTCAACGATGAGGAAATCCTCGATCTGTGGTCGCGGTTCCGTAAGGAATCGTTGGACAATCGTTGGATTTTTGAACGTCAGTGGCATCGCAACATTCTGTATACACTGGGCCGGCAGTGGATCGAATACTATGCGCGTCAGGGCGGCTGGAAAGACAAGCGCATGGCTCCGTGGATTCCACGGCCCGTCACGAACAAGTGCAAGGAGACCGTCCAGGCGATTCGTGCCATGTTCGCGAGCATCAAGCTCGGCGTGAACGTGCGGCCGAACGGGAGCAAGCCAGAGAACGTGTCGGCCGCGTCAACCGCCGACGAACTGGCTCCGATGCTCCACGAAGACCACAACATGGATGACGTGTTGAACGAGGACGATTTCTGGTTGATCGTCACGGGCAACGCGTTCCTGCATACCTATCTCGACTACGACATCAAGTATGGTGGCATCGAAGTCCGTCAGGTCGCGTGCGCCGCGTGTGGCGAGATTGTCGATGAGACCGTGCAAGAGTGTCCGGTGTGTGGTGGTGTCGAGTTCGCGCCCGCGATGGGCGATGATGGGATGCCGCTCACGACGCTGAAGCCCAAGGGCAAGGCCGTGACCACGCCGCTGTCGCCGCTCGAAGTCGCATTCCCGAACACGTATGCGCGCTTCGACGACGTGCCGTATATCATTCGACTCCGATGGCGCAACAAGTCGTATTTCGAGAATCATCCGGTGTTGAAAGCGATGGTGCCTGAGATTTCGTGGCAGAAGTCGCCGAGCGATCAGTCGCTGCAGTTGTTCAAGTCGTTGGCCTCACATAATGATCTTGGGATCGCCCCGGCGTATCTGTCAGATGGCGTCACGAACTCGAACGACCAGGAAGACGGTATCCCCGAATACGAAGTGTGGGTCAAACCGAACGATGCGTATCCGAAGGGTCTGGTCTTCCGCGTCGTGGGCGACAAGAACCCCCAGGTGCTGCACCTGGAAGACACGGAAGCGCTTCCAGGCGAGTTCCCGTATCAGGACGCAGACGGCAATCCGCTCTTTACGTTCGCACATGCCGGCTACGAGCACGTCGGTGGGCGCATTCTCGCGTCTGGGCCGCTCGACGTGATCATTCAGAAGCAGGATCAGTTGAATCAGTTGGACTCTATGATCCTCCTGATCATTCAGCGCATGTCCAATCCTGTGTGGTTGGAGCCGAAGGGCGCAGAAATCGAGAAATTGACTGGAATGCCCGGTCTCGTCATCAAGTGGAACCCGCTGACGGTCGGTGGGAATGCGAAACCCGAGCGGATCGAGGGTGTTGGCCCTGACTCAAGCCTCTTTACCATCCGTGAGCAGTATCTGAAGGACATTGAAGAACTGTCAGGCACCTACGACATCGTGAAGGGTGCGAAACCGACAGGCATTGAAGCGTTCTCTGCGCTTCAGCTATTGGTTGAGCGCTCACAGGCGCGATTCGCGAGCGTCTTCACGTCCCGAGGCAAGCTGTATCGGTCGTGGTATAAGTTCGCCATCGAACTGGAGCGCGAGTTCGGCCCAGACGAGCGCACGCAAGCGATTTTGACACCGGCACGCACATGGGCCTTCAAGAACTTCAAGCGCGCGAACCTGTCGGGCTCGATGTCGGTGATGATCGAGGACGGCACGGCCGCACCGAAGACATCGCTCGGGATGCGGGCGGCATTGGAGCACGCCAACCAACTCGGGATGCTCGATATGCAAGATCCCGATCAGCGTTACGAGGGTTTGAAGCTGTTCGGACTCACGCGCATGTCGCCGACGCTCGATATTCACGTCCAGGCGGCGCTGCAGAAGCAGCAAGCGTTTGAACAGTGGGCACAAGACCCGAAAGCACAGGCGATCTCGATGCAACAGACCGAACAGACGTTCGCGAAGTATGAACAGGATCTTGCGGCGGTTCCACCCGAGCCTGTCGATCCGAATGCGGACCCGAACATGCCCGCACCCGAACCGCAGCTACCGCCCGTGCCGTCGATCACCGCAGCAACACCGCTCAAGTGGCGTCGGTGGTATAACCCGGCGATTCACCGTCAGGAGTTCGTCAAGTGGGCGAACGGCGACCGGATTCGTGAGCTACTGCAGATCAATCCCGGTCTCGAACTCTTGCTGGACGCGCATTTGACCGATATCGACGCCGCGATGGTCGAAATGGCGATGCAGCAGGCGATGCTGGCGGCTCCACAAGGACCACAGCAAACGCCATCGTCAGGAGCGATGGGTCGGTCGAATAAAGAATCGACACAGGGTAATGAACCCAAGGGCAACAAGCAGGGCGCACAGAATCAAGGCCCTGCCTAGGAGAAATAGCGCCGCTTGCAAGACCTGTGCCAGTTGTGTCATACTACCCATGTAAGCAAGACCCGTGCCAATATCCGCATCCCCAGTCTCCAACTGGGTTAACAAGGAGTAGACGATGCCGGACCCGAATGTAGTCGAACAGCCAGTCCAAACACCACAACCCGGTGGCGAGAAGCCAGCCGGTAGCACCCAACAACCAGCAGTAACCGCACAGCCCGTCGTCAAACAGGAACCCGCACCTGCCCAAAAAAGCGGCGTAGACGACAAGCAGCGTGGCCTACTCGCGGATTTGCAGAAAGAACGACAGACGCGTCAGCGTCTCGAACAGCAACTCGCGACCCATCAGGCCGAACTCGATGCACGTCAGCGTCGAATCCAGGCACTGGCAGGCGTCAATCCTCAGTCAGAAGAAGAAGCCGAACTCGAAGCCGTGCGTGAGCGGGTGAAGAAACTCTTTCCCGTGTTGGGCCGGTTGACCGACGAGAAACTCGAAAAACTCCTGTCGCTCGACGAGCGGTCAGGTGGGCTTGAAGAAGCGGCACAGCATCACTGGTCACGACACGCGACTACGATGTTGGATTCGCTCCAGAAGGCTGTTGCGGAAGAAATCGGAAGCGACTTGACGGATCGGCAGAAGAAAGCGCTCGGAAGGGCGTATGTGGCCGAAGCGGAAAGCGATCCCGAGTTCCTGAAGCGACACGAGGCCGGCGACACGAAACTGATCGAAGAGTTCGCCAAGGGGTGGATTGAAGACTGGTTCGAGCCCGCGCGCAAACAAGTAGTCACCACCGAAGTCAACCGTCAGCGGCGCGTGCCAAGCGGACGAGACCGCAATGTCTCGACCACACCGCCAAAGAAAGTGGACTTCAAAGATCCGAAGGCCGTCGAAGACGCGATGGTTGAATCGTTCAAATCGCACGGCGGGCGCTTCGAGAATTAAAGGACAGCATCATGGCGAACGGCGCAGACACCACCGCCCTTTCAGGGCTTGCCAAGGACGTATTCGAGCAGGGGATCTCGGAAGGCGTCAACAACTCATTCCCGCTGAGCGACGAATTTCCGGTCGAGCAAGTTGACTGGAAGGGCGGGCTCGGTCACAAGTGGTCCCATCATCACGGGCGTAACGTGAGCCCCTTCTTCGCGGGTGAGGACTCGGCGTATCCGGTTGCCGGACAGCAACTGCATTCGCAGGGCCGCATCGACATGAAGAAGCTCATGGCGCGTATCCGTATGACTGAGGAAGCGATGGCTGATCTGGTTTCCAGTGAAGCGTCCTTCCGCAACGGCATGACCGACGAGAAGACCCGACTGGTCGATGACATCGCACGTCGTGAGGAACACGCACTCGGCATGGACGGACGCGGCGTGCTCGCACTCGTGGACGAGGCAGACCCGGACGGCGACACCACGCTCGAACTCGACGCACCGGGCAATATCGCGGGCGACGACTTCGGCAACCGATTCGTCGATGTCAACATGTTCCTGGCGTTCGTGAATCCGGCCAACGGTGCGCTGCGCACCCAGGCGGCTGCGATGCGCAAGGTCACGGCCGTCAACAGCGATGGCACGGACGTGACGCTCTCTAGCGCGACCATCGGCACCGACGTCGCCAACAGCGACTACGTGGTCATGGCGGCGAACGCGGCAGTCACGGACATTCTGGATACGAGCTACGACAAGGCGTTCTGGGGTCTGCCGTCACTGATCGATGACGGCACGAACCGCGACAACTATTTCGGCATTCTCCGCTCGAACGTCGAGTCGCTGAAGTCGTATGTTGTCTCTGCTGTTGGTGCGCTGTCACTCGATGTGGCGCAGCGAACCAGCGATGTCGTGTTCCAGAAGCTCGGTGGGATTATCAACGTGATCATCATGCACCCGAGCGTCCGGCGCGAGTATATCAAGCTGCTCGACGCGGATCGGCGTTACAACGACAGCAACGCACAGAACCCGAACGGCGGCACGCGAGCCTTCACGCAGGGCGACCTGAGTATCGGCGAAGTGGCGATCAAGGCAATCCGGTCTATCGGTCTTGCCCAGGTCTACTTCCTCGACACGAAGAAGTCCGGCTTCAAGCGCTACGTGGCCGAGCCTGGGAAGTTCATGGACCGAGACGGTCTCGTGTGGGTGCGCGAGGGCACTGGCACGTCGGCGCGTCACGCCTATGAAGCGACCTACTTCTGCCGGAAGCAGTATTTCGCCAAGCAGCCGGGGCTCAATGCCCGGTGGGATGGCGTGACCGGACAGACGCTCGTCGTCGTGCGCGACCTGTAATCGGTGTGAAGGTGGATGGCAGTAATATGCCGTCCGCCTTCATTATGGGCGTTCAGGTTTACGCCCTGTTCATTCTTTTTGAACGTGGACAGCTTATGGCCGACACATCAGACAACGCCAAATACGTGATGGACTCGCTGCTCGCGAAGTTGGCAAGTTTTTCGACAAAGAAACGCAACAAGCGCACCAAGGACATCGAGCTACCGAACGAGTCTGGCGAGGGTGATCCGAGGCTTCGAGGTTCTGACATGAGCGCCAGCATCAGGAAAGCGGGCGAGGGTTTCAGGGCGCTTCGTAAAAAGTATTGAGGGGAGAGGACGAACAATGGGTATTTTTCACGACAACGTTACGGTGATCAATCTTGCGCCTATTGCGCTGAACGTCACGTTTGACGGTCAGACGTTGCGCATACCGCCTGGGGAGTCGGTGTTGCCGAAAGTGACGGTCGCTTACGCCAAGAATCAGAATCCCGTGCCGGGGTCGGCCGACATGGACAATCCGACGATCAGCGGTGCGCGTTACCTGATTTCGATCAAGGGACACCCGAAGGAACGCCAGGAGCCCTTCACGCAAGCAGAGTGGGGCGAGATGCAAGGCAAGGCGAGTCGCTTCGACACCGATGCGTTCTTCGAGGATCGACTTGGACCCAAGGAACATGCCATTGTGCGTGGCAAGGGTCGCAAAGTGCAGGCAAAGTCGAGCTTCGATGCGGGCGTTCGCGTGTCGTCCCCAGAAACATTCGCAGAGAGTCAGTAAGTGAGGACAGAACCTAATCCGTTCGTCGGTCTGAACTATCTACCGCTGAACTCCAAGATGGCCGTGCCGCCGACGTTCTGGCTGCAGCGGCTGTATGACTTTGACAACATGCTGGTCGTGTTCCCGAGTTTTGCCCGCCCCTACGCGTATGTCCTAGCACGGCGTCGGCAGTTAACTCGGGGATTGACAGACAAGGCGCTGCACGACACGTTGACGCACCCAGACACGAAGGCAGCATTGGCCCATGATCTCGTGCCAGTGAGTCTGATCTTTCGCACGGGCACGAACTGGGACATCGACAACATCATTGCCTCACTCAAGGCTCGGGATATCTGGGCTGCGGGTGGCGCAGAGAAGTTTGCCGACAAGCTCGATGCTGCGGATGCGGCTGAGCGGAAGCAGAAGAAGGCTGACGTTCGCGACGATATGTATAACCGCTCAGGAGACGCGTGGCGCTCCTACCAAGCCCGCACGGGACAGCGGAATCAACGGTAATGTCCCAACGCTGGTGCGGCGCAACGCACCTCTAGTAGCACTCCCGCTCGTGCTGGTCACGGCGGGCAGGCGAGGTAACTCACATGGCAATCGCTCTCGAATCCTCAAACAAGGTGTGGCAGAAGGTCAAGGCAGCGGTCAACGCGGGTCAGGGCGCGAACAAGTCGTTCTCCCCGGCTATCGTTGAAGCGTTGCTCGAACTGAAAAAGTATCTTGCCACACAGAAGAACAACCCGGATCTGCAGTTCGTCGGATTCTCGGCCGCGCAGGTTGTGACCAACCTTGGCTACAGTCCTGACGTGGATGCCTGCAAGGTGTATGCGTTCGTCGGCAAGAACAGCGGCACGGGCGACGGCACCGATTCGTTCGCGGGCTTGCACGATGCGGTCAACAACGCGTCGGCAGGGCTCGTCTCGGCGCTGATTCAGGACGACTACGACGAGTTTGCGCTCATCTATCCGCGCGGGCTCGCGTTCGGGACGGAAGTCACCGTGTCGGCGGCAACGACTGTGCTCGGCGCAACCGAGTCGGCCGAAGCCAACGCGTTCGACGGCTTTCTCATCATCGGCGCTCCGTAACTCGTAACCCATAGGCCACATAACAGGGCCACGGTATCTATCGTGGCCTTGTTAGCCGAAAGGACTTCCCCATGTCAGGTATTCGCAGCTTCCGACGCGCAAGCTACATCGTTGGACACGCCACCCCAACGTCGGTTCCGCTCTACGTGGACTCCGACGACAACATTCTCAAACTGGTTCCAGCAGGCACAGGCACGACGGAAGTCTGGATTCCGGGCTATACGCCGGCTCCAACGGGTGGAGACTCGGGCGTCGGTATTGCCTATACCTTCAACGTGCTGACAGGCACGTCAGGACTGCGCCAGGGTGCGATTGACATCAACCTGGATCGACAGAGCACCCAACCGTTCATCGCGACGTGGGATGGCAACCCCGATGTCGGCCTGAATATCGCCGTCAACAACCGGGCGGACAATCTCGACGGCGCAACAGAGATTGGCGCGGTGCGCGCGCTCACGCTTGTCGCGCGGAACCGTGGCACGAATCTCGCGTGGGTTCAGGGCGTCGATCTTGGCGTGCGGAACGACTCGGGCAAGACAACCGACTCCCTCGAAGGTATCCATATCCGGCTTGAGAACTATGGCACGGTCAACGATACGCTTCAGGGGCTGGATGTTGAGTTGTCGTGCGAGAACGATACGTCGTCACCAGTCAAGCACGGGATCGTGATTCGCAATACCGATCTGTCAGGAATGGCAGCGGTGGATGGCGTGTTCTTGATTTCGCACACGTCAACCAATGGCTTCGCATCGCTGATTGATTTCACGGGTCTGACCGCAGCGGCAGGCACGATCTTCTCAACCAGCGGCACGACACCCACGACGCACTCGGGTCGTATTCGTATCATTCTACCCAGTGGTGCGGCAGGTTGGGTGCCAGTTTTCAGCACGAGCAACGAGTAATCGTCACAGTAACTAAAGAGGGAGAAATGACCATGCGTGCAATCAATCTCGCGAACTATTCGGTGACAGTTCGTCAACAGACCGCAAACGGCATCGAAGAGAAGGAGATTTCGTATGAAGTGCGGAAGTCTCTGATCACGGTGCTGTTCGGTCAACAGGGGCTCGGCGCGGTAGAGATTCTCGACAGGGATGATCTGGCGCGTGCGATTCGAGACTCTGGCGACGTGTTTCAGGTTGACGAAGCGGGCTACGAGCGACTGGTCGGAGCCGTGAAAGCGTTCACGAACTACGGACAGAACGATGCCGAGCTTGTGCGGCGCGTGCTCAAGGCACAGTAACTAGCGAAACTCCGGGGCAACTCGGATCACGGGGTCGTGGGGCGGTGGCATAAAGCCGTCCCACGCTTCAGGAGTTCATCATGGCTCACGGCGATTACCTTCAATACCAGCGCGAGCAGTCTGCGCTGTTCGCGGACGTGGCAATTCTGACAGGCACAGCAGCGTATGCTGATGTCCTGGTGCCTAAGTCCGCAAACCACCAAATCTTCATTCAGAAAATCACACTCTCCATCACGACTCACGTCGCGGGTGATCGCTATCTCGTGGATGACGATGGTGCGGGTCCAGAGATTGCGGCTCATACCGATGCGGCGGCAGGTTCGGGCGTGCTGTCGGTGGTCCTGTGGGACTTTGGACCGAGGGGCTGGCCTGTCACCAAGGGCGCAAATGTCGATGTGTCGCACTCGTCATCGGGCGTCGGGATTCTGCACATCGAAGCCTATCAGAAGCTCGTCGGGCCAGTGGCAATCGCGTCCACGAACTAAAGATAGAAAGTGCTTTATGGCTCAGTGGCAAGAGGATCTCGTTTCGCGTTTGGATGCGCCTGTAGCGGTCACGGAGACGAATCCACAACTCGTAACGCCGGTTTTTCGGCCCGCGAACGCGGCCCTGACCGCCGTAATCGTTACAGCCGCGTCGTCGGTGGTGGTTCCAGAAAATCTTCTCCGACGACGGTTGATACTGGTCAACGACTCGGGCTCGGTGGTCTATGTGGCGTTTGGCCCGGTTGCCTCAACGTCGCTGTATTCGGTCAGACTTCAGGCTAATGATCGCTATGAAGGCGTGTTGGGCGACTACACGGGTGTCGTGTCGGCTGTTCGTGCATCGGGCACGAGCACACTACTGGTCACAGAAATCACGACATAAGGACGGGCGATGGCGACTCCATTTTCTTCGCTGATCCTCTCGGCTCGGCGGCATCTCAACGAAATCTATGTCCTGGTGCGTCCTGGTGCGCCCTTGGTCTCTCCACAAGGAACCACGGGTGCGACGACCTATACCTATGTGGTCGTGGCGCGCAACTCAACAGGCACGTCGGAAGCCAGCCAGTCCACGAGCATCACGACGGGCAATGCGGCGCTCTCGGCGACAAACTTCAACCAGCTAACCTGGAGTGCGGTGCCTTATGCGGACTCCTACGATGTCTATCGCACGGTCGGCGGCGCGACGACGGGCAAGATTGTCTCCGCGACGACGAGCATTACAAGCAACGACACGGGTCTGGCTGGAGACGCTACAACGGCTCCAACGGTCAACACCTCGGGTGTGACGAACGCGTTTTGGACCGATGCAGAGTTGCTCGACATCGCTACGCGTGGCGTGACCGATCTGTGGGCGGCGATTCTCGATCTGCATCAGGAGCATTTCCTGACCATTGACGAATCAAACGTCAGTATGGCCGCATCGTCATCGTCGCTCACAGGCGTCCCTACGGATACGTTCAGGGTCCATCTGATCGAGCCGCGCGATACGACCGACTCGAACGCCAGTCGGAATATTCGGTTCGTCCCGCGCGACTACAACTCGGCCGACTTCCAGAATGCCCGCGCCGAGAACGATTTTGACCCGACAGGGGATCGTGTGGTGTTCTATGCACTGATTGGTGCGGGTTCTCCTGTTGCAGCGCCCACGGTGAAGGTGGCTCCCCCGCTTTCATCGGCGCTCACGTTGCGGTTTGTCTATGTGCCTGCGCTGGACGTAAGTTCGTATGCCACCACCACGTCAAACCCGATTCCTGGTGAGTCCAACAACGCGGTCGTGGCCTGGATGGTCGCGTTCGCTCGCGGTAAGGAGCGTGAGGACCGTGCGCCTGACCCAGGCTGGTTGTCGATCTATGCGACCGAGAAACAGTCACTGTTGACTCGGCTCACACCCCGTCAAACGCAAGAGCCCGATGTCGTTGAGGGCATGTTCGAGGGTTACTGGTAATGGCGTTGTTCAAAAACTACAAGCTCGGGCAGATGGGTGTCAACGTGGATGCCTCGCCCGCGCACCTGAGCGCCGAAGAACTGCTCAAGTCCCAGAATGCGATTCGTGACCCGCTCGGCGTCCTGGGCGGGCTCAAGAACCGTCCGGGGCTCGTCAAGTTCACGTCCGCGCTCGCGGGATCGGCGTTGGGCGGTATTTCTGTGCCGGCGATTGTCCCCATCGACACTCGGACGCTCTATATTGCGCAGCAGACGGGTGCAGCCGCAGAGAACTGGTATTCGTCTAGCGATCTGTTCGCCACCAGTGCGATTGTGTCTGCGCTCGGGAACTGGCAAGACCCGACGGCCTATTTTGCGAACGCGGCTCAAGTCTCGCACATGGGCGTGTTCTTTGATGCCCAGTTGTATTACGCCGGTTCGTCGTATACACCTGGAACGACCGCTCCACCCATTCGTGTCTACAACGGCGCTGATGATCGACAAATCTCACAGCTTCCCGAGACGACGCTCGGTGTGACATCGATGGTCGTCTCGAAGAGTGGATTGTTCATCCTCGCACTCACGTCAGGCACGACCGATGCTGATTTTGTCAGCCATGTCTATTCGATGGACAAGGATGGGCGACTGACACAGATTGGGGATGCGATTGCGACCGGCCATGTGCCGATGTCGCTGATCGTGATGAATGGCTTGATCTTCGTGGGCACGGGACGCCTGACGACCACGAACGAAGCGCGCGTCTATCGCATCAACCCGCTTGACGAGACGACGTGGACGCTTGATCACACGTTTGACGCCGATGACTATTTGATTACGGCCCTGGAGAGCTTTGAGGGTCGGCTCTACGCGACGACCAAGAACGGGGGCGGGGCGACCAAGGGCAAAGTGGTGCAGCGTGGCACGGATGGCGTCTGGGTGACGGTCGATTCGACCGTCAATAACACGGGCTCGTATGAGGGACTGGCCGTTTTCAACAATCAGTTGTATGCGTCGAGTCGGAATTACGATGCGGGCACGAGCACGGCCGTGATCCGTCGCACGTCTGATGGATCGACGTGGGCCACGGTCTACAACGCCACCGCCACAACCGGCGTGGGCTTGCTGAACGTATTGGGTCTCCGCATCTTCTCGCAGGGTGGCACGGGGATTCTCCATTCGCTGAATGGGACGAGCTACACGGCTGCCACGCCTGCAGGCGGCGGGAATTGCGATGGCGCACTCGGGGTCTTGGTGCAGTCGGGGGCGGCGATCTGGCAAGTGCCGGTCGCTACGCCGTCCACTCAGGTCATTCCGAGTATCGTCAATATCTCGCAAGGACTATCGAGCTTTGACACCTTGGACGACCGCAAGCGCCATGTCTTCTTCTGTCAAGCTGGCACGACGATGCAACAGATTGGGTTCGGCACGTTGGGCGAGACGGGCTCGACATCGGCTGGTGATAGCGACACAGACTCGCGATATAAAGAGTATCGAAGTGCCGGGACCGTCAACTCGAACATGGGCGTGCTCTGCTCGACCAACCGTTCGACCCGTGTGGGATTTGAGCCTCGATTCAAGGCTCGTATTCGCACCTGGGGCACCAATCAGGCAGAGTATTTCTGGTGGGTCGGATTGTTCAATCAAACATCGGCCTCAGATACCGATACATTGACTGCGGAGGGGATTGCCTTTCGCTATCATCACCCGGTTGGTTCTGGTGCAGATAGCGGTAACTGGTTCCTCTGTATACACGATGGCGCGTCACAGGTCGATACCGATACTGCCATGCCCGTGCTCGGCGGGGCAACCGCAGGGATCAATGTCTACCGCATGACGCTCGAAGTGACGAGTCCAACAAGCGTGACGTGGACGATTGAAAACCTGACAGCAGGCACAAGCGGAACCGGGACCGTCGCCATCTCTGGCGCATTCGATGCCACGGTGCCTCTCGGTGGCGGCTGTTGGGGCACTGACGTGAACGGGGCTGTCAAGGTGATTGCGTTGTCAGGCATGTATCTGGATACGGACTAATTATGTCTTTCACTCTCGTGCAAGCAGGCTCGTCGCTCCAGATGGTTGACGAATCGGGTGTGCCGACCACACTGACGCTCCCGACTGGGATTACGCTGAAGACGGACCAAGTGCCGCGCTTCGCGGTGTTTGGTCGTTACGTCGTGATGGTGAATACCCCGAATCGACCGATCACGATTGACGCGTTGGGCGTCGTGCGTGTATTGGTGCCATTTCCTCCGGTCGCGCCTGTGAGTCTCTCGTCGGGCGGCGCGGGCAACCTTACGGGCGATTACAAGGCGAAGCAGACATTCGTCATCCGTGACGCCTATGGCAATGTGATCTCCGAGAGCGATTTTGGTCCCGCGATGTTGACGGCATTCACGGCTGCTGCACGAACGCTCGCGATTAGTGATATCCAGACCAGTCCAGACATCAGCAGTGTGACGCACACCAATATCTACCGCACCGTCGATGCGGGCGAAATCTACTTTTTGTGGAAAGAACTCGACGGCAACGAGGTCAATGACTTCAACTCGGATGATCTGGCTGATCTGGCCTTGTCGATCTTCACCGCGCCAACACTGGGCACGCCACCCGATCTGACGCTCGCCGCCGAGTGGCGTGGACGCATTTGGGGTGTGTCGCGCAGCAATCTGGACGTGGTGTCGTATACCGAGGCCGGGACCATGTATGCGTGGTCTACGAACAACCAAATCTCCATTCCTCGCGTGGGCTCGGACGCGCGTGGCGTGACGGGGATGATCGCACGCCGGGAATCGCTCGTCGTGGGACGGCGTGACTCGATCAAGCAGATTACGGGCACCTCGAACCGAGACTTCCGTGTTGTGAACGTCAGCGACGAGACGGGGATCGAGTCCAACGAGTCGATTGCGGTGTGGGAAGATGTCATTTACTTCCTGGGCAAGGGCGGTGTGTATAAGATCGACGCGAACGGCGTGACTAACCTCTCGCTCGGGCACACACAGGCATGGTTCACGACCGATACCTACTTCAACCGCTCGCGCTTTCAGTATGCGTTTGGGTATATCGATCCCATTCGCCTGAAGTATCGATTGCATTTGTCGGCGGCTGGTAGCTCGGATAACGACCGCTGGATCGAATACGACCTGGAAGATGGGACGTGGTGGGGACCGCACAAGACCGATGCGTTCACGCCTACGAGCGGTATCGTCGTGGCCGACAGCACAGATCGTTTGCTGCCGATGATGGGTAGCTCGTCGGGCTTCCTGTGGGAAGAACAAACCACGGCGACCGACGACACTGCCACAGGGATTGACTTCGATGTCGATACCGGGTTTGACCCGCAGGGCTCGGCGGATAGCGAGAAATACTGGGGACTGCTCAGCGTTCTCGGGAAGGTGCAAAGCGCCGGGACCGTCCAGATCACGCCACGGGTGGGCTACCTGAACGCTGCAGCCAAGCTCGCCTGGAACTACGTCATGACTGAGGGTCGGCAGGTGTTGGGGCGTATCGGCGTGGGTGCATTGCTGAAGCTCAACTTTCGCCACTCGACCGCAGGCGAGCCTGTGGAGCTTTACGGGTATGAGATCGAGGACGTTCACGAACTCGATCAACGCTAATATTCTGGAGAGACTATGCCCAAATCACTACTCGATTTACTTGTTGGAACCCGACAAGGAGAAGACACGCCGGTTGTCTTTTCTGATAAAGCTATCAAGAACCTGAGCGACCCTGATGCACTTAACGGTGTTGCACCCTCGTTTACGACCATCACGATCTCACACGCGCAGTTGATTGCCTTGAAGGGCACGGTCGTCGAACTGGTTCCCGCGCCTGGAGCCGGAAAAGTCATCATTGTCGAATTTGTCTCTATTCTCCAGAACACCACGGCGGGAGCCTATACGGTGGGCGAGTTCGAGCAACTCAAATTCCGCTACGGGTCCGCCACCGGCCCTGTCACAGTAAGTATTCAGACCGATACGTTTCTGGACGACGCCACCAAACAACTCTTGCTCCCCACGGTTTCGTATGTCGCACTCGTGCAAGCAAACATTGAGAACAAGGCGCTCGTGCTGCATCACGATAGTGCTATCGAGATGACTGGTGGCGATGCGGCAAACGATCTAAAGATCAAAATCTCGTATCGTCTTGAATCGACTGGCTGGTAAATGGCCCGACGTTCACAGCCCTATCGTTTGTCGTGGCCGTTCACGGCCGCTCAACTGGAACAGACCGATGAAATGTTCCAGATGCTGTTTGACGACACCGACAACGGTTCCCTCGAAATCTCGATGGAACAGATCACGAGTGGTGTGCTCACGGTGCCGTTTGGTGGCACGGGTCTCGATGAGTATGTCATTGGCGATATCCTCCAGGCGAGCGCCACGGACGAACTCTCGACGTTGGCTGCTGTCGCCACTGGCAATGCGCTCATCTCAGGTGGTGTGGGAGTCGTGTCATCCTGGGGCAAGATCGGGCTCACGACGCACGTGTCGGGGATTCTTCCCGTCCCTAATGGTGGCACGGGCTTCGCGTCGTATACGATTGGTGATCTGCTCTATGCCGATACGACAGTCACGCTTGCCAAGCTCGCAGATGTAGCGGCCGGGGCCTATCTACGCGCAGGCGGCGTGGCGACCGCGCCCGTCTGGTCGTCGGTGACATTGCCCAACGCGGCAGCGGTCGGCGACATCTGGTATGCCTCGACCACCGCTGCGATGACGGCGCTCGCGGACGTGTCTGCCGGTTCCTACCTGCGATCTGGTGGCGTGAACACCGCACCGCTCTGGTCAACCGTCAAGATCCCAAACACAGCCACGACTGGGGATCTCTGGCAAGGCACGGCAAGCAATACCATCTCTGCGCTCGCGAGCGTAGCGGCTGGAAGCTATCTCCGCTCGGGTGGCGTGACAACAGCGAGCGTATGGTCAACGCTGAAACTGCCAAATGCGTCCACGCAAGGCGATCTCTTCTACGCGAACGCGTCGAACGTGATGATCGTGCTCGCGAAGAACGCCAGCGCGACTCGGTATCTGTCGAACACGGGTGCGTCGAATGATCCCGCGTGGGCACAAGTCGAACTAACGAATGGCGTCACAGGTATCTTGCCCGTCGCGAACGGTGGCACAGGCACGAGCACGGCCTTTACGCTAGGATCGGTAGTGTTTGCGGGGGTCGCTGGCGTCTATAGTGAGAAGAATGCCGAGTTCTTCTGGGACAATACCAATAATCGACTGGGCATTGGCACGACCACACCAGGAGCAGGCGGGTTTGGGGGCGACAACGCGCGTGTAGACGTAAAGGTTGCAGGGTCGGGCGCGACACTCATCGGCTATCGCGTGATGAACACGAGCAACACTGCGGGATCTCAAGCCGTTTTTGATTTCCGAGTCGCCGGGTCAAGTGCGGGTGATCCCTTCGTTTCCTTTGGTGTCGAAGCTGTCACGAATTGGGCTTTTGGCTGTGACAATAGCGACAGCGATACGGTCAAACTTTCGACAGGGGGAGGACCGAGCGGGAATGGAGAATTTGCTTTCGCACCTAACGCGCTTTTTGTGTTATTGCCCGGCACGACGACACCGACGCCTTCAGGAGGGACGGCAGGAATCATTTTCACCGATGGGACTCCCTTGTCGGGCATGGCTGCCAATACTGCTGGTATCTACGCGAATGACGTAGCTGGCACGGTCGAAATGTTTATGATCGATGAAGGCGGGGCTGCTACGCAACAAACGCCCCACAACTTCACCCTGTTCACCCCCGACGACAACGAGCCCTATCCATGGAGCTACTACAGTCTGAATGAATATCTGGGTATCGAGATTGGAGTGGATCTCGCACGTCTCACTCGGTTGGTCGAGCAGATCACCGGAGAAACACTCATTCATATCCGACAGATTCCGGTCACGCAGGATTGGGACACGAATCAACGATTTCACATCGACCGGATCAAGGCAGCGTGGGCCGAGTGGGATAGTATGCCCACTCACCCGCCCGAGCACTTACCCCCGCGTGTGCCAGTCGTGCGAGATCCTCCACCGTGGCTCGAAACACGCCTGGAACGTGCAGGACGATTCAACCGCACGACCCATCAGGCACTCGTGCAAGAAGTGGCGGCTTTTAATGCACGCCGGGGCACCGCCCCGAACAGGGTGGTATAATAGATATGCAAGGAATATGCCAATGGCAACTGTGAACCCGACTTACGGATCTGGACTCGGCGGATACCAGATCATTAACGGCAAGTCCTACAAGATGAATACTCCTGCATGGTATGCCGCGCAGCAGGCCGAGGCTCAGCGCTCAACGACCGCAGCGGGTCAAGCGGCTGGCAGTGCGCTGAATGCGTTTCAAACCGCAGCCAACCCAAGCAATCTCGCTTCGCGCACAAGCACCAGCAGCGGGAGTGGCAGTGGCGGTAGTGGACTGCCATCGTATTCGCCGGCTCCCGTATCGAGCTACAGTGGGGGTGCAGGTGGAGCGGCAAGTGCCGGGGGTGGGGCGGGCAGTGGTGGAGCCTTGGCACGCGAGCCGAACCCGGCCGATGCGCTCAACCGCACGACACAGCAAAATCTGTTGCGCGCCAAAGAGCGACAGGGACAGATTGCCCAGTCGTCGCTCACCGGACTACGCGAAGCATTGGGTGCTCGGCAGATGTTGGGCTCGGGTGCTGAAGCACAGGCAACAGGCGACGTGGCGTCGAGTGCCGCACAATCCCTGACGGACATCAACCGCCAAGGCTTGATCCAAGAAGATGAGCAGGCACGGCAGTTGGCCGCGCTGTCGTATAGTGGCGGTATTACGCAACGAGGACAGGACATCGGTCTCATGGGTCAGAACCAGCGCGCGGGGCTGGAAGCCCGTGGTCAGGATATCAACGCCGCTCTGGGTCAGCGTGGTCAGGACGTGTCGATGCGCGGCCAGGATATCAACGAGAGGCTGGCACAGATGGGTTTCTCGCAATCGTCTTACCAGCAACTGAATGCGATTCTTGATGCCCTTCGCGGGCAGGCTTACTAAGGACACCCCATGTCGATCTTTGATGACGCCAGTTTTTCGCAAAGCGCGGCATTCGGCCCGCAGCCTCGTCGTCGGCTTGAGTGGGATCCTCGCACGATGCGGTGGGCACCGAGCGAACTGGGCGAAGAGGACTACAACGACAAGTATGCGGCCAATATCGGACGTGGCGCGTTCAAAACGTTTGGCACCGTGGCACAAGACAGCCCAGATACCTCAACGGCTGGCGAGCGCGAGTATCTGAGCCCACAAGGTCAGCCCGAGTTCTATAAGGGTAGCGGTGGAAGTCTCGAAGCACTGCGAGCCGCCATTCGGAAGATCCAAGAACAGCAGGCACAACAGGCACGCACGCGAACTACTTCAGGGGAACTGTAATGCCGACATCACTTGAATCACTACTGGGTCTCTCGTCCAACCGCACGCCCGGTGGACCGAATGTGCCCGCCTATACGCCAGACATTCGGCGCAACTCCGCGCGCACGGGTGCGCTCAGTCGGTTCCTGGGAATCGAAGACACGGGCAGCGTCAGCGAGGAACAGATGGAGTCGGCCTACGGCGACGTGGTAGAACAGCAACGGCGTCAGGCCGAGCAGGAAGCTCAGGCTAAAGCCTATGCTGAATACGTCAAGGGCCAGTATGGTCTGCAGACCGAATCGATGCGTGGGCGCAGTGCCGTCGATGTTGCACGCTTGAACCGCGAAGCCTCCAGCCTGGACAAAGAAACCTCTCAGGCGTTCACGGCCGGACAAAACGAACTCTCGCGCAACCTGTCGCGTGAACTGGAGGGCGGGCGTATGTCTCGCTCACTAGGCGTGCAACAGGGGCTGCGCGGGCGACAGATGGCGGGTGAGGGCAATCGACGCGCAGCGGCGCTCGAAGCACGCACGCCGGGTGGTGGGTTCAAGGTCAAGGCTCCACGACCGGCAAACGAAGGCTGGTTGGGTTATCTGTTTGGTCCGAGTCAGGAACGTCTCAATCAGGATGCAGCAGCGCAACAGCGCGCACAGGCGCTCTCGGCGATTGAAGGCGACACAGGTGGTGGCGATCTCGTGAGCGATTACGCCAACGTGTATGCAGGGCTCGCGGGCGATGAACTGCTCTCAGCACTCCAGCAAGATCCTGGTCTGTCTGATGCGAGCCCTGACGAGATTATGGGGCTTGCACAGCAGATCGAGGCTGCGAGCCAGGGAGTTCGGTAATGCCGCAAACGTCCTATACGAACGCCGATTTGAAACGCTTCGAGCGCAAGAAGCTCGGGGTGTCGGTGGAGCCCAACTTCACCAATACGGTCGATGTGCCTGACTACGATCCGAGCCAGGAAGTCAACGTCGATGACTTGATGGCACAAGCCAAAGCGACATTGGGCCGTGCCAACAAGTTCACTCGGGAGCGTGACGATCTTCGTGGCAAGTCCGATGAGGCTGCTGCACTTGAACGGTCGCGCCGCACACCATCGGTGATGGATAGTGCCGCCGAGCGACTCGCCAAGCTCGGACGCGATGTCAAGGCGCGGAACGCGTATGCCATGTCACAGCCGGCAGAGCAGGCACTGGGCGGGCTCGCCGAAGGATTTGCGGCAGTTGGGATTCCAGAGCTTTATTGGCCTGCGCGTGGCGGCTCGAACATTATCGAGGGTGGCGTCGAGCGTGTGTTCGAGGAACCTCTCGCGACTGCGTTTGATGCGTCGATGCTGGCTGCGCCTGCACTGCGGGCGCTCAAAGGTGTGGCGAAGATGACGGGCGCGGCCGGAAAGACGCCCAAGAGCGGGCTCTCGTTTGGATCGCTGTCTCCCGAGGCTCAAGCGCGCAATATCGAAGCTGAGAATATGGTTGGGAATCCAGGGTTCAGTCGTGGTGCGGCTGGCAAGGTGAGCGGGATTCCTGGTGCGGGCCGAAGTCGCGAAATTCCCACGCGCGCCAATGAGTCCACATTCGGCGGGCGTGTGCGTCCTGAGTATGGCGACGTGTCCAAGAATGACATTCTGAACCAGAAGGCTAAGCTGTCGAAGTTGAGCACGCTGCCGAGCAATCGACCAGTGGGACTACAAACGTTCGATAGCAGCGCCGACCCGCGCTTTGTCGAACAGTTCGCGCAGGGTCCGGTGATCGAACGCGGGGCGGGCGCAGGGCCAATTGATCCACGGTTTTATTCAGGACAAGAACGCGGTGCGCCTGCATTTGAGCAACTGCGCCAGCGCGCCAATAGTTCGTCTTCACTCGGCGCACTGCTCGCTGAGATTCAAAAATACTCGACGAGGTAATTATGCCTGTTCGACGCCCTGGACAAGCTGCTGGATCGCCCGATACGACGCCTGCGGCAAGCCGTATGCGCCGCCCCGGTGTTCCCGCTCAGGAAGTTTCAACCGTTGAAACCCCTGAAGAGGACTCAACCTTCCCGCTCGGGAAGGCCCTGTTGGGTGGAGCGGCACTCGCGGCTGCGGGTGTGCTCGCGAGCAAGACCAAGGTGTCGGCACCGATGATCAACAAGGGGCTCGAATACGCGAACGCGCTACGACAGCAGGCAATGTTGTCGGGATTCGCTCCCGTCAAGTCACTGTTGGGCAACGTGGGAGCGGCGGGCGCGGCATCACTCGAACGTGGCTCGATCAAGCCACTCAAAGAATTGCTCTCGATGCGCACGTTGAAAGATGTGGGATCAGCCTACAAAGCCAATCGCAATGTCGCGCCTGTGGCGGGTGGCGTGGCACTGCCTGGGCCGCTTGGGGCACCCGGACGTTTTATGGGTGCGGCCGACGATGCGACTCGTAAGGCACTCATGCGCGCGGGACTCTCCGCGACTGAGGCCGAGAAAGCCGTGCTGCAGGCTCCGCTCGATCCCAAGCTGGCCTCAGCGCTCGACGCGCCACTGGCTCGCTATTTGATTCCGTTCCGACGCACACCGTTCAACCAGTTTATCGAGGGGTTTGAAGCGAGCAAGGGTGCGCACCCGGCCGTTCTTGGCGGTTATATGAGTGCAGGCGCGGCGCACGGCTACAGCACCGCCGACGAGCGATATCCTGTCTCGATCCCGTTTGGAGTCGCGGCTGCGGCCAAGTATGGTTTGCCATACGGTGTTGCAGCGCTCGGCGGGCGTATCTTGGCAGGCCGACCCGACGCGGGCAACATCGCGAGTGGACTGGTGCCAGCGTCTG